TTGTAGATCTACTTGGAAAGTTCCAAACCTCCAGTTTTCAGCAGCTCCATCATTTTCAATTCTTAAACTTGCATATCTTCCTCTTGCTCTAGTATCTATTTTTTGCGTAGTAGGTAGAATAGTAAAAGGACTGTAATCACTATTGGCTAAAGTATCCGATGGATAATCTTTTAATTTAATAGTTACTTTATTAGAAGTCGTCAGTACTTTAAAATTAGGAATAAATCTTCTCATCGCCAAAAAGACTTCGGTTTGATCTGCTTGTAATGAAAAATTATAAGACTGAATATAAGAAGTTAAAGTCGTTGTCGTTCCATTAGGATTAATTTGATCGGTTCCAACTTCATGTTGAAAATAAACACTTTGGCCTAATCCAACGCCCCCGACAACACTAGGAAAAGTTCCGGTATCTGTACTATTAAATTGAGTTGCATAAGGTTTAGGATAAATAATAGAATCAATCCAACTGGTTCTAATAGAATTAATATTGTTGCCAATGTACCAATTACCCATAGGTAATTTTTGAGACTCGCCATAGTTATGAACGACGTATCGATTATTATAAGAAGCTCCTTGAGTTGGATAATACCAAATGACTTCGGTAAATAGATTATTAATTCCTGCGTTTACCTGTTGTCCCTTCGTTGTATCAAAATCATCAAAGACATAATCTTCTACACTACAAGGTAGATTATTAACGGTACCATCAAATGCAAAGAAACCATTATTACCGAGCCAGTAAGCCACCCCATCTATTTCAACGACTGCATTTTGTCCAATCAATCCACAGTTAGTCCCCACCTGTTCGAATCCAAAAGTGTAAGGAGAACCTACAAATTTCATAGAATATAAAGCATTATCGGTCCATACAAGAATATTTTCTTTAGCTACAATGGCTCCCATGATTTTTGAACCATCTTGCAGTCTATAAGTTCCTGCACTGTTATCAGCAGCGGGTGCATAGGTATTAATTTGTTCTTGATTAGAGAAACGAACAAACATGTCGTCTTGTGTAGAAGTGGTTCCAATTGTGGTCTCCGTTCCAAAATGAATTAAGTGTCTTGTGGTTGGAGAAATTAAAGTTAAACGACTCGCGGTCGGATTTCCACCTGCCGCGGCAACATTAGTTTCATAACTCGGAGTGGTTGTTGAAGCGTTGGTTGTAAATTTAGCAGCAATAGAAGAATTCCAAGTATAAGTTTTTCCATTAGCAATAGTTGCTACTAAAACTTCTCCCCAATTACTTAAAGACCAAAGTCCTGGTTCTAAAGTAACCGTTGATGCATCTACCGCCTGTCCCCATCCGGCATAGTCAGTTGCATTATAAACATCTGTAAGACTTGAATGGGCTTGACCATTTATAGTTCCCGTAGTTGCTGTTCCATATTGTCCTCTAGTACATCCTGTTAAATTACTTCCAGCAATTGCGGTGTACGTAATTAATTCATTTTCAACCGCAATGGTTCCTCCACCCGTAGGAAAACCTGCGGTAGAAGTTAAAGTAATAGAAGTTCCAACTCCGCCTGTTCCAGCGGTGTCCGCGTTCAACGCTCCGTTTAAAGTTGTTTGTTGAACTCCTGAAATAGTTCCTCCATAATTTCCAACACCAAATCCATAACCATAGGTTTGAGCGATAGGACCTACAGTTGCATAAGGGGAAACGATAGCTGAACTTCCTGAAGTTAAATCAGAACCTCCACCTCCGCCTTCAGCACTTGGTGAGGTAATTGTGAAAGTAACTGAACTGGGAACACTAATAACTTGACACACTTGTCGATCAGAACTTGTATATTCAAGAACAGTCTTACTTATAGTTGAACTGGTAGGCATTGTTATTGATTCCAGAGCAATCATATCTCCTACTTCTAATCCATGATCGGAAGTAGTTGTAATTGTAATTGAAGTGCCTGGAGCTGTTGAGTTTGTTGTTAGTGTTGAACCAGTAAATTGAGTTTGGGCACCAGCGTTATTAGAACGCCAAGGAGTAATATCATATAAAGTACCTTCATAATAAACTAATAAAAATTTATCAGTTCCAATACCCACATATCTATTCCCATCGGTATCTACAAATGAATGTTGTTTTCTTACCACTCCATGCATTGTATCCGTTAATAAAGAAGACCATCCTCCTACTTTTTCAGGAAGACCATATCGCCAACGCGCATTATCAGAGTCGACCCAACGACCGATAGCGCCGACTGCCGTATCTTGTTTGTCTATTCCGGGTGCGAATTTAATGGATGTGAGAGCCATTTTTTAGCTCCTATGCTGTATTAGTTTTATAGTTCCAACCACATGTACCGTCTATATATACAAAGGTTGCGGCTTGACCATTAGTACCTAATGTTGCATCACCGGCTACATTATTAATAGGTTGGCCATTTCTATCAACGGTTACAGCATTTGATGTAAAATTATTTCTAGAATCTATAATAGTTACTTCATCACCAATAGATGGAGAAGCGGGTAATTTAACAGTAAGAATATTGGTTGCAGTATTAGCAAAAATTTGATGACCCGCAACAGATGTGTAAGGGCTATAAGTATTATCAATAGCACTATAGCCATTATTTAAAATAGTGACTTTTGTATCGGTTCCGTCTGATCTACATAAAACAGTTCCTCCGGGAGGAATTTGAGTTGTAGTACTTGAGCCAGCAGTTAAGACTCCTAATGTATAAGCATTAGTTCCATTTCTGTTGGTACCGTCTTCAACGATCCAAACTCTTTCTGCTGTAACAGGCATTGTTAGAGTTCTGTTTGCTGCTAACGTTCCTGTTAATTTTAAATATATATTTTTTCCGTTAGAAGTTGCGCCGTCTGTTAAAGTAAGGACAACACTCGCAGCCGCCATATCTATGGCTATATATCCACTAGCGGCTTGTTCTAAAATTTGTAAATTGGTATTAGTGATCGTTCCCCACAACCCAGCTTTTTCACCGGTTGTTACGAGTTCTAATTTGGTATTTGTTGAATAAGATGATGCCATAATTCCTTAACAAGAGGTAATCGGTGTCCACGTCATCGTTGCCCCTGGTATAATTTCACTCCATGTTATAGCTGATACTGTACCACTCGCAAGGGTTAAGCTTGCTTTAGTTGGATTCACAACAGCTGATCCTGTTATTGTAACAGTTCCACTTGAAATTACAAGACTATTTCCAGAAGCCGCAATCGTCGCTCCTGCCGTAACAGTTACAGTTCCAACCCCTAAAGTAACTTGAGAGCCTGTTGGACTAAGATTAGCATCTCCTGAAATAGTAAGAGTACCAAGACCTAATACAACATCTGAACCATCAGGAATTTCTACAATAGAATCGGCTGTAATTCCTGGGTTTCCAATACTAATGGTTAAAGTATTTTTAACCGCTGTAATAGTTACACTATTATCCGGCCCTGCCGTTGAAATGGGTAGTTCTGCGAATGATGCAATTCCTAATAACATATAATCCTTTGAAGGGAGCAGTAGGTATGGTGGAGTACTGCCCCCATCAAAGAACTATATCATCGTTTAAACCAAGAAGGAAGACCTAAATGAGGTCTCTTATCAAACATATTATCTTTAGCTCCTGGCGTCTTGCGATTATTATAATGTAAAAATACTTGAATATGTTCTTTACCTTTAAATTTATTTCTCCAATGCTCTAGTTCACAGCCACTGTAGACTAGCATATCTCCTGGCTTTAAATCTACTTTAATGCCCTTAGCCTTACTTTCAGTAGTAATATTTTTACCATCTGGTATACCAACATTCTCGTTTGGACTTAAATATAAAGCCCAGGGGTCTCCTGCAAGATTCATCGTCGTAGATATCTCGCAACTAAATCTATCTTTATGTCTTTTAAGAACATCCCCATTTTTATAAATTCTGGCAAAAGTATAAGCAGGGTTTAATTTTAATCCTGTTGTCTTTTCCATAATAGGTTGACATTTCAACATTAAAGTTTCCATAACCATATCCGCATAGCTTGAATAGGTATGTGGAATCTGGCCGTCGGCGCCCTCATACTCACCTAATAATGTTTCATAAGGAGAAATGTATCTAGCTTGACGACAAGTGTCCATAACTTGTTTTTTCATTGAAAAATAATTAGCAACAAAGGTTGCTAAATCTTTTGGGATAGCTTGACGAATAATACAATATTTATCTTTCTTAAACATCTTTAGCCATCTCTTTAGGAATAGCAGTAATGTTCCAATGTATAAATCTGAAAGGCGCTTTGCCGTGATCGACTGCATACTCGTGTTCTAGATATCCTGGAAATATAATTAACGTGCCAGGCTTTGGTCTAAAATTAACTAGCTCTGTTCCAGGCCATATGCCTTTTTGGTTTTTCATTCTTAATTTAGTGCATCTTGCACCTGTTCTCGGGTCGTGAAAAATAGGATAAGAAGTCTTGTCACTGCATTTTAGAAAATAGAAACCTGACACGTGTTGGTTCCAATGAATATGTGCTGAATGATGACCTCCGCCTTTTTTAGAAAATTCTTGTACCCACATTTCAGAAAACATAGTTTGATATTGTTGCATATCAAAACCACTGTGATCTAAAAATTCCCAAGACTTTTGACCAATGTAATTTCTTAAATCTAAAAAATCATTATCTTGTGTTAATGGAGTTGAGTGATGACTTGTTCCGAAATCACCAAATTGTTTTATATATTTTTTAATCTCAGGCATTTTTTTGGCTGCCTTAATATATTTATCACTAGCTTTGTTTAATGATTTAACAAACTCTGGTTTTTCTTCCATCCATACTGGTGTTTTAAAATATTCGTTTATATACATTATTTAAATGGATATCCTAAATGCCATAAGACAAGTGAATATCGCGTTCCTTTCGTTATTGGTTTAACTCTATGCCAAAGAAAACTAGGAAACACTACAATACTTCCTTTGGGTAATATCTCCGTTGCTTTTCTTAAGTGTTTAGATTCCTCTCTTTGATGAGGTTCATAATTTCTAAAATCAAATTCTAGTTCTCCCCCTGAATATTCTGAACCATCGGTTAGTTGACAGGTCATAGATAGCTTTCTAATTTTACCATTATCAGGGTCGTTTTTATTTTTTCGTTGATAAGGTTTATCCCAACTATCGCAATGCCAATCATAATATTGACCTTGTTTATATTTTGTGAACTGACAAGACTCGCTTCTATCCCATTCAAAATTCCAACCGGCCATTCTATTTGCTTGGTGAACATAAGGATGAATTTCTTTATAAATCCAGGTATCATTAAACCAAACTAAGTCTGACTTTCTTTTTCTTTGAATGTTTTTAATATCCTCTTTTGATAATTCTTTTTTGTCAAATCCTCCGGTTCGAGCAATACCGTCTTTTTGTTGTAGTGCATATTTAATAACTTCATCACAAAATTTAGGTGTTAATGCAGATTTAAAATACCAAAAATAATTAGATAAATTCATGGGTAATAGTTAGAATAAAGTTAAGAGAATCTTT